ACACAGTTTTGTCCAGAAGATTACACAATGGTGCGTAACATGGCCAGTGCTAACACATTTGGATTGGATGGTGATATCCACACAGATTGGCCACATCCTGAAGAAAGCATCACAGGTGTGCTGTACACAGACAAGACTTGGGAACTAAACTGGGGTGGAGAAACTGTGTTTTACTTTGATGATCACGCAAGAGCAATGACTTATGTGCCTCGCAAACTCACAGTGTTTGATAGTAGTATTCCACACATTGGCAAAGGCCCACAACGCCGTTGCAGAGAAATGCGTAGCATAATGGCTTTTCAAGCAGTTAAAACAGATGTATTAGAGAAAAAACTTGCAAAATAATCTAAATAAGTATACAATATTATTAGACGTCAAGGGTTCGTCCGTCTTTAAATATTCCGACCTACAACGAAAGGAGTAGGCCGATGCCTCATTATTCAACAAAAACATACGGACACAACATTGGACTTAGTGCAGTGTTTCGTCAACCACATGCAGATCATTCACATTGCAGATTCTTGCATGGTTACAGTCTAGCATTTAAATTTACATTTAGTGCAAGTGAATTGGATCATCGCAATTGGGTACAGGACTTTGGTGGACTAAAGCCGCTGAAACAGTGGCTCGAAGATACATTTGATCACAAAACAGTGTGTGATGCAAATGATCCCATGCTGGACGATCTCAAAGAGTTAGAAACAAAAGGACTTGCACAACTAACAATACTAGATGGTGTGGGTGCAGAAAAGTTTGCAGAACATGCATGGCGATTTGCAGATCAATTGGTGCGTGAACAAACAGATGGTCGTGTGCAGTGCGAAAGTTGTGAGTGCAGTGAGCATGGTGCAAACAGTGCAATCTATACACCATGGCAGGTGCGTAAAGAAAGATTTGTTGAAGAATAATGCACATCATAGTATATAACGGCGGAACTTATGGACAATTCACTAGTTGGTGTTTAGATTGGATGCAAGGTAGATATACAATAAACACCAGACCATTTACAAGTAGAGGAAATAGTCATAAAAATAATTCCGTTTTTTTTCCTACAGTCAATGATGCAATAGCTTCGCCCGTAACAAATTCGACTGTTCATCCTGTTATTTGTAAATCAGATAATATCATAACACAAATAGAAAAATTACTAAGTGTGTATGATAAGATTGTGTTACATTATCCTGACCTAGATGATTTTTTATGGAATTGCAACAATAAACTTACAAAAATATGGGGTGTGCAAGGATACATAGATCAAAATATAACTAATCAATGTTTAGATAGTTGGGAAGATAAGAATCCATGGGAACTTCGCGAATGGTTTAGTTTGTGGTTAAATGATCAACACATGGCAGAATCTGGCTATAATGACATTGTAGATTATACCAATAACCGTGTATTCAAGGTTCCTATCAATAAAATTAGAGACGATTTTTACAACACATATCAATCTATGGCTAAATTTTTAGATATTAATGTAATTCGCACTGCAGAGGATTTTGACAATCTACACAAAGATTGGCTCGCTAACGAAAAACACTTGTATAAAGATAGGTTGATTAAAGAACTTGTTCATGCTACAATACACAACATTAGTATAGAAATGAAAGACCTAACTATTTTTGATCAAGCAGATATACAACGCAGATTAAGACTAGAAGGCTACAAGATCGAATGTTACGGACTAAATGAATGGCCCGAAACAACAACACAACTAAGAGAGTTGATATATGAAGCAGATGATAGAAAGTCCAGTATTTGAAAAAGGTTATCCATCTTATGAAGCAGTTAACAGGAAGCCAACAATGAAACTTAGATACAGTGAAGCATTTTACAGTGTACAAGGTGAAGGTAAGTTTGTAGGAGTACCCAGTGTATTTCTACGCACTTTTGGTTGTAACTTTCGTTGTATGAACTTTGGTTTGCCCAGAGGTACACCAATGCGCAGTGAGCAAGGCAAACACAATGCAGAAGTCAAAGCATTGTTGGATAGTGGTGTTGTAAATACAACTGAGAAGTTTACCGACTTGCCTATTATTCACACAGGCTGTGATACATATGCAAGCATCTATCCAGAGTTTAAAAAGTTTATGATGGATAGAACTGTAGATGAAGTTGTAGAACATTTACTCAGTCTCACGCCTGAAGGCAGTTGGACTATGCAGAACGGTCAAGACGTACATCTCATCTTTACAGGCGGAGAACCTCTACTGGGTTGGCAAAAATTCTATACAGAACTATTAGAACATCCAAGAATGAAGGATTTAAAAAATGTCACATTTGAAACAAATGCTACTCAATCCCTTAGGGAAGATTTCAGAAATTATCTCAACAATCAGGAACGATTTACAGTCACTTGGAGTTGTTCCCCGAAACTTAGTGTTAGCGGAGAATCTCAAGCTGATGCTATTAAGCCTGGGATTGTTGCCGATTACGCTGGCATTAATAACAGTGAACTCTATCTCAAGTTTGTTGTCGCTGATGGTATGGATGTGGATGAAGTTAGCATGGCTGTTCAAGCATACCGTGACGCAGGCGTTGAGTGTCCAGTATATTGTATGCCGCTTGGGGGACGTTCGGAAGAGTATACGCTCAATGTTCAACAAGTTGCCGAACTTTGCATGGAACGAGGTTGGCGCTTCACGCCAAGACTACACATCAGTCTCTTCGGAAACGCTTGGGGAACCTAAAAAAAGAGATAAAAGATCAGAACAACTGGAACGTGCAATGAAACATCCAGTTGATCCAGATAAATTAAGAAAGGCAGGCATGTAATGGGCATACTAGATGATGCTAAGAAAGCTATAGGCTTAGGAACTGCTAAGAAGGTAGAAGAACCTAAGAAACAACGTAAAAAGAAAACAGCAAAAGAAATTGCCACAGAAAACGGTGAGCCATGGGTTGATGTTGTTAGTGTAGAAGTAGATCCTGAAAATCCAGGTAGTGGTGCATTTGAACTAGATTGGAACGAACACTTTATTAAAAAGTTATACAAAGCAGGCTATAGAGACGAAAATGAAGAAGACATGGTTGATCGCTGGTTTCAAGATGTTTGTCGTAATGTTGTAATGGAAACATACGAAAAAGAAATGGCTGATCCTAATGCCAGAGTCGAACGCAATGATCTAGGCGGCGGACGCAGCGAATACAAATGATACTGTATGTAAATGGCGACAGTCACAGTGCTGGTGCAGAGTTAGTAGAGAACTATGCTTTCGCCGATGATGATCCTGTATACAAACACCTAGGTCGTCGTCCACATCCAGATTGCATACCTCACACATACGGATATAAACTTGCACAAACACTAAACGCTGGCTTTTATTTGGATGCAGAAAGTGGCAGTAGCAATGCAAGAATACTACGCACAACACAACAGTTTTTACAAGAAAATCGCAAACAAGATGTATTTGTTTTGATAGGATGGTCAAGTTGGGACAGAGAAGAATGGGAACACAACAAAGATTACTTGCAAGTCACAGCAGGTGGTACAGATTCTGTGCCAGAAAGTATGGAAGAAGAATACAAAGAGTGGGTAGTAAAGCAAACAATGCAGGAACTGGATCGAAAGCAACTTGAGTGGCATACGAAAATTTACGAGCTACACACAACGCTACAAGACGCAGGAATAGCACACTTATTCTTCAATACCTATAGTTGGTTTAGATCGCATGTTCAAGATCCGCTAGACTGGCATAATTGTTATTTAGATCCTTATAACGAAGAAGGCACTTACAACAGTTGGTGTTTACAAAACAAATACAAACCTGTAAGGTATGGCAGTTATCACTATGGCAGAGATGCACACATAGGTTGGTACAAACACCTGCTTCCTAGGTTGACAAATACCAATAGTGATGTTACTATTAAAACTGTAAGAAGTGTAACACAACCGAAAGTGATTAAATGACAAGTTACCTACTGGTAGATACAGCAAATACATTTTTTAGAGCAAGGCATGTAGCGTCACGTGGTATGGACATGTGGACTAAACTGGGCTTTGCTATTCATGTAACAATGAGTGCAGTAAACAGTGCATATCGCAAAGCAAATGCTGATCATGTGGTGTTCTGTTTAGAAGGACGCAGTTGGCGCAAAGACTACTACGAGCCCTACAAGAAGAATAGAGCAGTAGCAAGAGCAGCACTAACAGAACGTGAACAAGAAGAAGACAAACTGTTTTGGGAAGCGTTTGATGAACTAAAAGTGTTTCTTGCAGAGCAAACAAACTGCACAGTATTGCAGTGTGAAATTGCAGAAGCAGATGACTTGATTGCACGTTGGATTGACAGACATCCTACAGACAAGCACACTATTGTGAGCAGTGACACAGACTTTGTACAACTACTCAGTGAAAATGTGCAACAGTACAATGGTATTCCTAATCACATGATCACAATCAAAGGCATCTTTGATGACTATGGTAAACGTGTGATTGACAAGAAAACAAAAGAACCCAAAGAGATTCCTGATCCTAAATGGTTGTTGTTTGAAAAGTGTATGCGTGGTGATAGCAGTGATAACGTTTTCAGTGCATTTCCTGGTGTGCGCAAAAAAGGCACAAAGAACAAAGTAGGACTGTTAGAAGCCTATGAGGACAGAGAAAGCAAAGGTTACAACTGGAACAACATGATGCTACAGCGTTGGGTGGACCATAACGGTCTAGAACATCGTGTGCTAGATGATTACAATCGCAATGTTACACTGGTGGATCTTACTGCACAGCCTGCAGAGATTAAACAGTACATTGACGAACGTATCAACGAACAAGCAGTACGCAAACAACATCCTATGGTGGGTGCAAAGTTTCTGAAGTACTGCGGCAAATATGAACTTAAACGCATTGCAGATGATGCAACAAAATATGCAGAATGGTTGGGTAAAGGATATGATGCAGTATCAGGCTAAGCCAATTGTCCAAGACAAGTTTTGGATTGTGGAAAAGAATGGCGAAAAAGTTGGAACACTTCGTTTTGATGATGAGTACATTCTCACAGTAAACAGCAAGGATGTGCGTGTAAAAAGCAAAGATGAATTGAAAAATATCAGTTTTGCAGACACACAGGTCGTTGTTTCACAAAAGAAAAAGGAATACGAAGTGCATGGCTTTCCTTGCAAGAATGAGCCATTCAATGGCATATACGACTTAAAACGTAAACTGCCTATCTATACCAAACAAGAAAAAAGCACCAGTTTCTTTTGTGCAGGCTATTACATCATCAACTTTGAGTTGGGTTGGCGCCCGGCATATTGTCCTAAGTTAATCACACTTACACGCAACGAATACAAAGGACCTTTCAAGACCAAACTTGAAATGAAAGAAGCATTGCGATTACAATCATGAGATTGCCCAACACACCCACACTCAGCAGATTTGCACAGCGATGTACCACTGCTAAAACAGATGTGCTTACTGTAAACCGAGTTGAAGCACAACAGGTTTCTCGAGAGTATCAAGATCTACTGGAATACTGTGTTCAATTGCAAGATCAATTGATTGCTGAAAAAACTAGGCAAGCAGAATCAATTGAAATTGTAGCGCCAAACTGGTAAAAAAATAATATACTCATATTATTCATAAATAGTAATATACTAAGAGAATGATATGAGTCGTCCTAAACCAACAGTACTATTAGAAAAAGTAGACAGAGATACCTATAAAAGCGAACAAGTGTTGGCCAGCGAAGGCATTTGGGCTGTGTACTACAAAGATCAACCAATCAACCTAAAAACTTCGAACATGTTGATCAGTTATCCTGGTCCTAAGTACAAGAAGGTATCGTTTTCAAATCCAGGGCATGCCATTAACCTTGCTAAGAAACTAAACACCAAGTTCAATTGTGAGGACTTTAGTGTTGTGCTATTAGACAAGGGCAAAAAGATATTTCCGTAAAAACTAAAAAGCAGTATACTGATGCATTCATACGAGC